GGCTACAAGGATTCGTGTTGTGATGGTGAAGCCCAACCTAATTTTCGGGGTGGGCGTTTAGAACGGTCCCCCCATAGTAGTAGACCGAAACTTTCGGGAGATGATTATGTCGATTTCTAATTATGCTGAGAACAAACTGCTGGACACCATCGGCGGCACCGCCTTCAGCGTCGCCACCCCGTACCTCCAGTTGCACACCGGTGACCCCGGCGAGGACGGCACCGCGAACGCCGCTGGCGAGACGACCCGCCAGTCCGCATCCTTCAGTGCGGCTAGTGGCGGTTCGATGGTGACCTCAGCGAACGTCACTTGGACGAACGTGTCCACCACGGAAACTGTGACTCATTGGTCGGCGTGGGATGCCGCCAGTGCCGGTAACTGCCTGTGGACCGGTTCTCTGACAAGTTCCGCCAGCCTTGAAGCGGGCGATACGTTCCAGATCACCAGCCTGACTTTGACGTTGGACTGATCGGATGGCTACGAACTTTCCGACTTCGCTGGATGCGTTGACGAATCCGACTAGTTCGGATTCGCTAAGTTCGCCTAGTCATAGTGCTCAGCATGCGAATGTGAATGATGCTGTTGAGGCTTTGCAGGTCAAGGTTGGTGCGGATTCTTCGGCTGTTACGTCGTCGCATGATTACAAGATTGCGGATCATGCGTCACGTTTGACGACGTTGGAGGGTGCGTCTGGCGGCAAGATTTTGCAGGTTGTGTCCACCACCAAGACCGACACTTTCTCTGCGTCAGTTACGTCAGGCAACTACACCGCTGTAACTGGTTTGAGCGCAACGATTACCCCGTCAGCAACAAGTTCTAAGATTGTTGTGATTTGCATGGCAAACGGCACATCTTCCACGGTCGCTAGGCTAACTATTGGTTTTGATCGCAACGGAACCGTTCTTGGGTCTCATGATACCCCCGGTTCTCGTACCGGCGTGTTTGCGCAAAATACGGGTGACGAAGGTGCGCCGACGTATCCGATTTCATCAGTAACAACGGTGTTTACGGATTCGCCAGCGTCAACTTCAGCGTTGACGTATCAAGCAAACTTTTACAACCTGAGTGGTTCGACGAAAACTGTTTACATCAACCGTGGAATTGCGGACGACAATTTCAGTTACACGGTTCGTGCTATTTCTTCTGTTTTGCTTTTGGAGGTAGCGGGATGATTGACTATGCCGTTGTTCTAAACGCCAACTATCCCGATGCCGAATGGACGCTGAACGGCGACACCTATGACGGGCTGACATGGCTGTCAGATACGCCGAAGCCGTCACAGGCCGACCTTGATGCGGCGTGGCCTGCCGTCCAACAGGACCGTGCCGATGCTGAAGCCGCAGTCGTAGCCGCCCGCCAGTCTGCTGTTGACAAGTTGGCGGCGTTGGGATTGACGGTCGATGAGATTTCAGCCGCATTCGGACTAGGAGATAACTGATGGCAACTAGTTTTCCTGCGTCGTTGGATTCTTTGACGAATCCAACCGCAACCGACACCCTTGATAGCCCGCCGCATGACACCCAACATGCCGACGCTAATGACGCTATTGAGGCGATCCAAGCGAAGGTTGGTGTTGACGGCTCTGCCGTCACCACCAGTCTTGATTACAAGGTTGCAAATTTGGAGTCTCGTCCGGTTGAGACAAAGACAGCCTCGTATGTGTTGGTGGCCGCTGATGTGAATAAGCGGATCGTGATGAATAATGCTGGTGCTACGACGATCACGGTAAATGATGGCGTGTTTGCGGCTGGTGACACGGTGTGGATTCATAATATTGGTGCGGGGACGACGACGGTTACTGCTGGTACTGCGACGGTTGATACTGCTGGTTCGTTGGACGTTGGACAGTGGGAGGGCGGAAGTCTTTACTTTACATCTGCGTCCTCTGCAATCTTTTTTCGTGGTGGCGCTGGACCTAGTTTAGAAGTTGCATATCTGGTTGTTGCTGGTGGTGGTGGAGGCGGCAACAGTGGCAACGGTGGCCCCGGTGGTGGTGCTGGCGGTTACAGAACTAACACCAGCATCGGCAACATTGCTGTAGCAACTAATTACACGGTGACTGTTGGTGCTGGCGGTGCTGGTAGCACAACTACAGCCAACAGTGCGGGGTCGTCTGGGGTTGACAGCCAGTTTGCTGGCGTTACTGCCGATGGCGGTGGGCGCGGCGGCGCTCCGCATGGTGGCGCTGGCGGTTCTGGCGGTGGAGGAGCGTACTCAAACGGAAATGGGGGTTCAGGCAACTCTCCGGCCCGTAGCGGTTCTTCATCTGTCAACTGTTTCGGTGTTGCTATTTCGGACAGTCAAGGTTTCAACGGCGGGTCGTATGCTACATATGGTGCCGGAGCAGGCGGTGGCGGGCTTGCCGCTGGCGGAAATGGGAGGCCAAATTATGTAGGCGGTATTGGTGGCGATGGGATTACGTCCACTATTTCCGGTTCTAGCGTTTCTTATTGTGGTGGCGGCGGTGGCGCTTCTGGTTATGGCTACGGCGCTGGTGTTGGTGGTTTGGGCGGCGGTGGAACTGGCGCTAGAACTGTTGCTCACGGTACCGCTGGAACTACTAATACTGGTGGCGGGGGCGGCGGCGGCATGACCGCCACCTATTTGGCAAAAAGCGGTGGTTCCGGGGTTGTCATTTTGCGCTACGACAAGGCGTTTACCATTACTCTTGGCGCAGGTCTGACTGGTTCTACTGTTGTTGATGGAAGTAGCAAAGTGACTACGATTACCGCAGGCTCAGATAACGTAAGTTGGAACTGACATGGCACATTACGCATTTCTTGATGACAACAACGTGGTGACCGAAGTTATTGTCGGACGACACGAATACGAAACCGTAGATGGCATTTCTGATTGGGAAACGTATTACGGTGAGTTTCGCAACCAGCGTTGTATCCGCACCTCCTATAACGGCAACATGCGGAAGAACTATGCGGGGATTGGTTACACCTACGATGAGGGGCGTGATGCTTTCATCCCGCCCCAGCCGTATCCTTCATGGGTGTTGGATGAGGACACTTGCCGATGGGATTCACCGGTTCCGTACCCAGATGATGGTCAGGTTTATGATTGGGATGAGGACACCACCAGTTGGGTGCAGATCGTTTCGGGTGATTGATCATGTCGTTGATCTACGACGACACCTACGGGTACGACACACCCAACATCACATTTGAAGGCACTGGCCCAATCCAGAACGCCTATACCGATCCGACGATTGTTTACCGGTCAACATCCGCCTCATATCAGGGTGCTGTCGTTGTCCAACAAACCGCAACAGGAACCGGCCTAGGTTCCAGTTCCACCGTCAACATCAAGGTGCGGTTCCGTACCGCCAGCGGTGCTGGCGACGGAACCTCCACCAGCACAGGTGTTGTCACTGTTCCCCGTACCGCAACCGGTACCGGAGGTGCCACCGCTGGGGACTCCGCTACCGGACTGCGGACTGCTGTTGATGCGGCCACAGGGTCCGGTGCTGGCACCCAGACAGCCGCCGGTTTGCGTACCGCTATTGAAACCGCCAGCGGGTCTGGTTTGGGTACACACAGCATTGTGTCTGCTAAGGCGGCGTTGCGTCAGTCTGTGTCCGCTGGAACTAGTTCGGAATCGGTCACGGCGTTTACCACCACATTCAAGACCGCAACCTCCAGCGGGGTCGGTTCCCGTGATGTAGCATTGTGGAAGAACGCAGGCAAGTCCCTAGACTTGCTGGTTGTTCTGCCCCCCAGATGGTCGAAGCGAAAGCCGTATACTGTACCGCAGTAAAATTTTATGGAACTAAATGAATTGTTGTTGGAACGTGAATGGCGTTCCTGCAAAGGTGGCGACACCCCCGAAGAACAAATCCAAGGGTTCTTCTATTTCTGTGAGAACTATTGGTTTATCCGGCACCCGGAACGGGGCCGGATACTGTTTGAACTACGGGAAGCCCAGCAACAAACTATTGAGGCGTGGCACACCAACCGCTACAATATTGTTTTGAAGGCCCGTCAGATCGGGTTTTCTACGTTGGCGGCGGCATACGCTTTCTGGCTGGTGTTCTTTTGGTCTGACAGGTTTATCGTCATGTTGTCCCGGACGGAACGTGAAGCCGCCAAACTGTTACAAAAATCCAAGTACGGTTACCGTTGGTTGCCGCAGTGGATGAAGGAACGTGGCCCGTCGCAGATCACGGATCATCAGTTGAAGATGGTGTTTGATAATGAGTCGGCGGTTGAGTCGTTGCCGTCATCGAATGATCCTGCCCGTGGTGAGTCGGTGTATCTGGTGATTGTGGACGAGATGGCGTTCCTGCCTAACAGTGAGGAGGCGTGGGCATCTATTGAGCCGATTGCTGATGTGGGTGGTCGTATTATCACGTTGTCTACTGCGAATGGTTCCGGTAACTTTTTTCACCAGATGTGGGTTGGTTCCCAGACCGGCACTAATCTATTCAGCGGATTATTTTTTCCGTGGTCTGCTGGTGACCGGGATGAAGCATGGTACGAAGTCAAGCAACGGACGACTCCGTTGTGGCAGTTGCATCAGGAGTATCCACGTTCTCCTGAGGAAGCGTTTATCAAGTCTGGTAACCCTGTCTTTGATATTGATGCGTTGAACGACATGCCGGTGCAAGCACCGGATGTCGGAGACTTGAAGTATGATGATGTCCAGTATGCAGAGTTTGTTCCGTCACCGACATCTGAGGGGCCGTTCAGTATGTGGGAGGAGGCGACGGAGGACGGGGTGTATGTGATTGGTGCTGACGTTGCTGAGGGTTTGGCGCATGGCGACTACAGTTCTGCTCATGTTGTGGATGCAGAGACAGGTGTTGTGGTTGCCCACTATCATGGGCATATTGCACCAGATTTGTTTGGTGTGATGTTGGCGGAGTTGGGGTGGATGTATAACTCTGCGTTGATTGGTGTCGAATCTAACAATCATGGTCTAACTACGTTGAAGTCTCTTCAGGGGTATGGCTATAAGAATATTTATCGGCAACGCAAGTTGGGTGTGGTGCGGCCTACGCCGACGGATACGTTGGGGTGGCGCACCACCAGTAGCACGAAGCCGTTGATGATTGACGAGTTGTCTGCATCGTTGCGTGACGAACAGATTGTTGTGTTGTGCCAGTTGACTATCGGGGAGTTGCGGACGTATGTTCGCAAAGAGAACGGTAGGATGT